GTCATGCGTGGTTATACAAGCCGGGAAGCAGAAGAAATTTTAGATAAGGCTATTGCAGACTACGAGAATGATCAGGAGGAAAGGGAATGCCAGTAAGAAAACCAGCAAGAAAAGTAGGGAAGTACGAACGTAGTGGCGAATTAATCCGCGTTTACTTATCAGCGAAGGTAGCAGCTGAAAGAACTGGTATTCACCTGAAGAGCATTCAGGGCGCTCTAAGAAAGGAACGAAAAACAGCAGGGGGATTTGTTTGGAGTTATGAAGACTAAAAAAGCCAGGATTTCTCCTGACTCGGCCAATTAAAGTATAACACAGGAGGGATCTGCTTGGCGGGGAATCAAATGACGTTCAAACTTCCTGAGATAGACAGAGAAAGAACAAAAGAAGCTGTGGAATCTGCACTTGAAAAATATCGCTTTTATCTACTCACTGTTCCAGAAGAAAACCTTCCAAAGGTTACGGCAACCTATTCACTGGTCCCTCCTTCAATCTCAAATACGTTCAACTCATCAACTGAAAATGCAGCAATACAGAAAGTGGATTTTGAAATAGAACGGGATCGTTATTTGGAATACATTGTCCGAGGAGTAAACCGACTCAACAAAATGGAACGGGAATTGATATACAGAAGGTACCTGGACGATGAGGAAGTATTTGATTATGAAATATATAATGAAATCGGATACAGTCAAAGCAGGTATTACAGAATTAAAGCGAGAATATTCTACAAGCTCGCATTTATTCTGAGAATTGAAGTTTATAAGAATGAAGAGCACCCTGTGTAAGGGTGCTTTCTTACGAGGAGGATTTATTTTGAATCAGATTCAATTGTTCAACAATATTTTGCTGCTGTTAAAAGAAATAGCATCCATGATTGATCCAAGAATATTCACAGGTTCTATTGTTGCAGTCATATCTCTTTTACTGGGACTATCCAAAGAAAGCTTGCAAAAGAAAAGCAAGGATAAAAAAGAAGTGGAATTACTAAAAAAGCAATTACTTGAAGAGTTTAGTAAGAACCTTGATCTTTGTAGGGTGAATGAAGATACTCTTCAACAAGATTACAAAGCTCTTAACGAATCAAAGTTCATACTTTTACCATTGTTTCAATTTCAAGATGATATTGTAAAACACGTTTTGTACAACAAAAAGGATATGGTATTAGAGGATGAAACCGCTCAATTGAAATTAAGGACATTCTATAACTACATTACCAGGATAAATCAAGTCATAGAATGGCGGGAAACTTATCGTTCCAATCCGATGTCTGAAATTGAAAACAAGAAAAGTTATAACGACTTGTACTTTTCGGAATCACAGAAATTATATACTGCATTGCTTGATCATTTTAATATGGATAAAAAGATGTACGCAGAATGGCAGAAAAATGAAAGAAAAATGGCACAAGAACGGCAGAGCATTAGGCTTTAACCGTGCTAATATGATATTAACGAAATACATCAAAAGCGTCTTTCCAATTGGGAGGGCGCTTTTTCTATGTCCTTAAAAGTAGGTGAAGGGATGAAGATCAGCGACAGATTACCTGATGACCAAAAGAAAAAGATCGATGAGCTGCACACGCCTAAGAAAAAACAAAAGAAAGAAGAATATGTGAATTGGCATGAAATTATGGGCAGTAATCGAGACACTTACGGCCGCCGTCGAGGGGCCATCAGAAGCAGGAAGAAATAGCATTTAATTCTCGTTAGAGGGGGTTAAGGTGATGATGTGATGAATTGGGATGCCATAAGAATTGAATACGAAACGACCGATATCACCCTAAAGGCACTCGCCGAAAAACACAATGTCAAACTCGGAACGTTGAAGAGCAGGAAAAGCCGTGATGGATGGTCGAGGGATGCAACCCAAAAGGATGCAACTAAAAAGAAGGTTGCAACCCCTAAAAAGAAAGTTGCTCCTAAAAAAGAGCCGGTTATAGAATCGGATGAGTTAAATGAAAAACAGCGTCTTTTCTGTCTTTATTACGTGAAATCATTTAATGCTACTCAATCTGCAATTAAAGCTGGTTATTCAGCAGGCACAGCTCATGTGCAGGGTCCTAGACTGTTAGGTAATGTTAGAATCGCGGAGGAAATCCGGCGCATTAAAAAAGATATGACTCAAGGCTTGTTCATAGATGCAATGGACGTGCTTAATAAGTACATCAAAATTGCATTCAGTGACATTAATGATTACCTGTCCTTTGGCCGCAAGCAGATTGAAATTGACCGTGATAAGGACGGTAACGCGATAACGGCTGAAGTGAACTATGTTCAATTCAATGAGTCTGCAAATGTTGATGGTTCCATTATTTCCGAGGTGAAACAGGGGAAAGATGGCGTGTCTATCAAGCTTGAAGATAAGATGAAGGCCCTGGAGAAGCTGTCCTTATACTTTGACCTGTTCCCTGACAAGTTTAAAAGGGAAATCGAGCAAGAGAAATTGAAGATTGCTCAGGAAAAAGTCATAAAAGAAGGCACTAATCAGGAAAAAGATGTTGCTGCGGCTTTAAGGGGGTTAGTCAATGGAATTAACTCCAAAGCAGATTGAGGTCGTTCAAAGCGTTCGTACTGAAGATCCCAAAATACTCCTTCTAAGTGGTGCTAAGCGTGCAGGTAAAACGCATATTGCCTTACTGCTATTTCTTGCTCACGTGGCCAAATATGAGGGCGAGGGGCTCGCTTTTATTATCGGAGGAGCAACCTATTCATCCATTTGGCGTAATATCTTAGATGATATGGAGAAGATACTCGGTCGAGAAATTAAACTTGATTTGAAGAAATCTTTTAACCTTTTCGGAAATAGGATTTATGTTTTTGACGGATCCACGTCTGATGCTTGGAAAAAAGCTCGTGGATTTACAGCAGCTGGCGCACTATTGAACGAGGGAACAGCACTCCATGACATGTTTGTTAAGGAAGTCATTTCCCGTTGCTCCTACAAAGGCTCAAGAATCATTATTGATACCAACCCGGAGAATCCCAGCCATCCTGTAAAAGAAGATTTAATTGACAAGGATGGACAAAGATTAGAAAGCGGACGCCTGAACATCAGAGCGTTCCATTTTACGTTGTACGATAATATCTTCTTGGATCCTGAATACGTGGAAAGTATTGTCGCTTCAACTCCAACCGGCATGTTTACTGACCGGGATATTAAAGGTCAGTGGGTAGCAGCTGAAGGTGTTATCTATAAGGACTTTGACCAAAGCGCCCATTACGTTTCATCTGCTGAGGCAGAAAAGCTCAACTTTGTTCGTTACTGGGCAGGTGTTGACTGGGGGTATGAGCATCCAGGCTCCATTGTTGCCATCGGAGAAGATGACAAAGGTGATCTGTACGTCCTGGAAGAGCATTCCAAGCAGCATGAAGAAATCGATTACTGGGTAACTGTTGCAAAAGGTGTGAAGAGTCGATACGGAAACATTAATTTCTATTGTGATTCAGCGCGGCCGGAGCATCTTATCCGCTTCAGACGTGAAGGAATTAGAGCCATAAATGCTGATAAGGCTGTCGTATCAGGAATCGAGGAAGTGGCCAGGTTGTTCAAGAAGCGCAAATTGAAAGTTGTGAAAGACAAGGTTGACCGGTTCAAGAAAGAGATTTTCATGTACGTCTGGAATGCAAAGACGGGGGAGCCGGTTAAAGAATGGGACGATGTATTGGACAGCATCAGGTACGCCATATACACCCATCTGAAGCCAAAACGAAGAAAGACAGGATAGAGGTGAGACAACGTGATTAAGTTCCTGCAAATCATTAGAGAAACCGGGATTACGCCTGAATTGATAGCTGAGATCATAGCAGCTCACAAAAATGATGCAGACCGGATGAGAAATTTATACAAGCGTTACAAAGTTGCAGTTGATGGGGTTCCTGTTCTAAGCAGAAAGGCAATCGACTATGAGGACTTTGAAACAGGGAGAATGATTCGCCTTGATAATAAAGTGAATAATACCCTCAATAACTCCTTTGATTCGGACATCGTTGATACAAAGGTGGGCTACATGTTCGGGAATCCCATCACCTATGAACTTGATGACCAGAGAGAACCAGGTACCACATCATCCTTAAAACAGCTGATTGATGAATTCAACCTACGAAACCATGTTGCTGATGAAGATAGTGAATGGGGCAAAATGGCAGCCATCTGTGGACAGGCAGCGCGATTGGCTTACATCGACAAAGAAGGAAACGAACGCATTGTCGGCATAAATCCCTGGGAGGTCATCTTCTTCACGGATCATCACATCCACGAGCCTGAATATGCCCTGAGGTATTATGAGACGTACAACGGGCAGCTGAAGGCAGAGTTTTATGACGATGATAAGGTCCATTACTACAGCACAAAGGACAGCTCAGCCTTTACGCTGGATGAAGTGAAGCCACATTTGTTTGAAGGATGCCCTTTATTCGGACTTTCGAACAACAAGGAGCTCATGGGTGATGCGGAAAAAGTGCTCAAGCTCATAGATGCATATGACCGGACGCTGTCGGATGCAAGCAACGAGATTGAACAGTACCGCCTGGCGTACTTAATCTTAAAAGGCTTAGGGGCCGATGAAGAAACACTTGCCAAATTAAAAGAAACAGGGATGTTCGAGCTGTACGATGAAAAAGATGATGTTAAGTATCTGACAAAAGATATTAATGACTTGTTAATTGAGCATCATCTTGACCGCCTGGAGGAAAATATCCTCAGGTTTTCGAAGTCAGTTAATTTCTCTGATGAGGCTTTTGGCGGCACGGTTACCGGAGTGGCCATGAAATACAAGATACTCGCTTTAGAGAATAAGTGCATAACCATGGAGCGCAAAATGACTGCTGCTCTCCGCTATCAGTTTAAGATTCTATTCTCTGCCTGGAATAAACGAAGCAAAGCGAATAAGGAAGATTACTTGAAAGTGTGGTTCACCTTTAAGCGCAATTTGCCTGCCGATCTGCTCCAAGAGGCTCAAACCACTCAATCACTCAAAGGGCATGTCAGCGAACGTACAAGGCTTTCACAGCTGTCTTTCGTGGATGATGTGGACTTTGAGCTTAAAGAGATGGAAGACGATGAGTTCCGCCTCGGTGCAAAGTTAGAACCGATAGCAGGTGATGACGATGGACCAACTGGAGATTGAAGAAATACTTGATAAGCTCTTAGCAACTGCAGAAGTCGCATTGGAAATCGTTTTTGCTAAGCGCTTGAAAACAATCTTGAATCAAGTGGCCAGAATGTACAGGAAGTACGAAAAGAACGGGGAGCTGTCCTTCACAGAGTTGAATAAATTCAACAGGTTTCAGAAGGAAATGAAACTCATCGGTGACTCCCTGACTGAAGACTATAGGAAAGTCATTAAGGATATTCAGGCGCAGACAGAAAACCAATTCGTGAGCAAATACCTTATGACGGCCTACATCATCGAGATGGGAATCGCAGACGGCACAGATATGGGTTTTGATATTCCGAGCAAAGGTGTAATCACTGAAGCACTGCTTAATCCTATTGCTGAATTAACGCTTCCTAAAGTAATGGAGCAGCATCGCAATGAAATTGTCCGCAAGATAAAAATTGAGCTTGCTCAGGGCATGATTGCCGGAGAAGGTTATGCCACTATGGCCAAACGCATCGAGAAGGCTGTGGGATTCAGTCAGAAGAAAGCAAGATTAGTAGCTCGGACGGAAGTTGGCCGGGCGAGATCCATTGCTGCAGAAAAAGTAATGGAAAAGGCATCCGAGTATGCAGAGATGAGCGCAATTTGGATGAGCATGCTTGATCACCGTGTAAGAGAGGCCCACCAGGAACTAGACGGGAAAAAGACCGATAAGAATGGTTATTTTCATTACAAGGCATGGAAATCAAAAGCTCCACGAATGTGGGGAATTGCATCAATGGATATCCAGTGTCGGTGCGTGAAAATCCTACTGGTGAACGGAAAGGTTCCTGAATACCGCAGAGAGCGCGACTATATGGATGATAAGTATCAGCAAAAAATGGCTGATAAGATTGACCAGTACATGGCGGACCTCGGACTTACCTATAAACAGGCACTGAAGAAGGCGCAGAAAGAGATTCAGGCGCCGAGTAGAGTTATACCCTTCGTAAGCTACGACGAGTGGTATAACGGCAAACAGAACGCTCTCAAATAGGAGGTGATCTAACATCTCGCAGCCATTGCGTTAAATGGCATTGAGTAGGAGGGGAAATCTTGACTAAAATTGAAGTCACTGTGGGAGAAGACGGCCACATGATCATCGAAGCCACCGGTCACGCACAAAGCGTTGTATGTGCATCAGTTTCAACTATACTGCAGTCATCTGTACGGTTTTTACAAGAATTGTCTACTCAGTACCCTGAAGATCTGCAGGTAACAATAAAGCAAGGATAGTCCGCGCCTGATATGAGAGTTGTCAGGCGCTTTGTTATACCTAAAAACAGACATGCAGGCTCGAACTGCATGGCTAGGAGGAAAAAAGAAATGTTTAAAAAAGTGTTATTGCCAGTCAATATCAAGCAGTTTGAAGCTGCAATCACATTAGATGCAGTAAAGAAGTTTCTAGCCGAAAATAAGGAGCAAGAAGCTGTAAAAACATATCTGGGAGAACTTTCTGCCGTATCAGCTGATAAGGTGAAAGGGTTCTTGGATACAGAAGAGGGTAAAAAGCTCCTGCAGCCAAGGTTAGATTCCCATTTCACCAAATCACTTGAAACATGGAAAACGAACAATCTTGAAAATCTTATTACTGAAGAGGTAAATAAGCGCAATCCAACAAAGTCGCCGGAGCAAATCAAGATTGAAGAGTTGACTAATAAGATTGAAATTGCAGAAAAGGCCCGTATCCGGGAAGGACTTGTCAATAAAGCACTGAAGGTGGCTAAGGAAAAGAGCCTACCGGATGGCGTTATTGACTTTTTTATTGGGGAAGACGAAGCTGGCACACTCGATAATCTTAAAAAGTTTGAAGAAGAGTACACAAAAGCTGTTCAAGCAGCCGTGGACGTTAAGTTTAAAGAGAATGGCCGGATCGTATCAACTGGCGGCGGTAGCAATACCGGAACAATTGACATCGGAGCTCTTGCTGAACAAGCAAGTATCCGAAAATAGGAGGAAATTATTCAATGACAAAATTACTCACAGTTAACATTCGTATGTTTGAAACGTTTAACCCGGCAAATGTATTGCTACAGGATGCGGTAACAGGTGCAGTGCCGCAAGAACAAGGGACACTGGTACTAAAGGACTTCATGACTCAATCGGCTGTTGTGCAGCTGGCTAAGTATGAGCCAATGACGAAGCCGGAGAAGAAATTCACGTACCTTGCATCAGGACCGGGAGCTTACTGGGTGGGAGAAGGAGAGAAGATCCAAACTTCTAAGGCCACATGGTTAACAGCAACAATGAAATCTAAGAAACTTGGTGTTATCATCCCGGTTTCTAAAGAATTTCTGCGTTACTCTGTTTCAGATTTCTTCGCTCAAATGCGCCCGGCTATCGCTGAAGCTTTTGCGATCAAGTTTGACCAGGCTGCTCTATACGGAACAGCTTCCCCTTTCGGAACTGGTATTTCAGTATTTGAAAGAGCAACTGCTGCCGGCAATACTATTGCACATGACGAAGCAGGAAATCTTTATGATGAGCTGAACGGCATCATGGCACTTATTGAAGATGCTGATAAGGATGCTGACGGCTTCACAACAACTCGTCGCTTCCGTCAAAAGCTCCGTGGTACGAAAGATCAATCAGGACTGCCAATCTTCAATGACGCCAAAGCAGGAGCCACACAGCAGGCACTGGGACTTCCAATTGGTTATGTGGATTCAAAGTCTTGGGATTACACGAAAGCCCTTCTGATGGCTGCTGATTGGGATTATACACGCTACGGCATTCCACAAGGGATGGAGTACAAGATTTCAGAAGATGCTACATTGACAACTGTCCTGGGATCTGATGGAGAGCCAATCAACCTGTTCGAACGTGACATGTTCGCCCTACGCGTGACTCAACAAGTCGGATTTATGACGCTTGCTGATGATGCCTTTGCTGCACTGACTCCTGACGTAACGCCTTAATTAATCTCAGAAAGGGTGGATTTGATACCATGACCAAATATATGAAGTCTCCAGACACCATTCTTGATGTTGTTGATCCTAAAGGGAGAGCTCGCAAGGTAACACGGCGGGCTTTTGATGTTGTTTACAAAGCACAAGGTTATAAAATGGCAGAAGCTAAGGAAGAGAATCCTGGGTCCTTGTCTATCGAGAGAACAGACGGTTCATTAGACTTCTTCATGATGACGCGTGAGGAACTGGAGAAAGTGAAAAATGATGATTTGAAAGCTTTCTTGGATGATGAAAACATCGAGTACAAATCAGATGATAACAAAAAGGAACTAATCAGCTTAATTCTTGGGGAGTAGGTGCTGCAATGGAAGTTCAATTCATACCCACTCCGGATGATGTTGCAGAAATCAAAGCTATTTTAAACATTCAGGACTCCAAACATGACGATTACATCATAACGATGCTGCCGTTATTGTTGGAAGACGTGATGGTCTATACAAACAATAACTTTGGTGGCATTTCGGCTACCGGGTCCATGAACATTCCCGGCGGCGTAAAGATTTATATTGCCAAAACAATTCAGCACAATCTGAATGTATCTGGCCTAAAGTCTCGAACAATGGGATCCGTTTCATATACCTATGATCTTGATTTCCCTGATAGCTTCAAACGGTATCTGAAGCCGTACAAAAGGCTGCGGTTCATATGATGAATGAAATTTATCCTCACAGCGTTACTTTTCAGGAATTGCAAAAGGTACCTGATGGCGCTGGGGGATTTGAACAGGCTTGGGTAGATGTCTTGATTGACGTGCCTGCCTTTTGCGATACGCCCTCCAGCAGGGAGATATTTCAAGCTCAGCAGCTCAATACGCCTTTCGACCGCAATCTCTATTATGAGTATCGTACAGACATCACAGAGAAGATGAGGTGCGTCTTTGAAGACGATATTTACGAATTGATTGCTAAGCCTCAGGATCAGGGCGGCCAAAAGGAAGTAATGAAAGTGCAGCTGAGGATGATACCAAATGGCAGGTAATCGCATCACACTTGGAAATAGATACTTGCGGCGAGCGGTAAGGGAGTACGCTGAAGATTTCGAGTCCCAGGTCAAGCGGATTGTCACGGAAACGGCCACAATCATTCATTCGAACGCAAAGGCTCTTGCTCCTGTGGACGATGGGAACCTCCGGGACTCAATAGAGATGGAGATACTTCAAGACGGCTTGCTGGCCATTGTACGCGTTACTGCTCACTATGCTATTTACGTTGAGTACGGTACAGGTATTTATGCCTCTAAAGGTAATGGCCGGCAGACTCCTTGGACCTATTACTCTGACAAATTGAATCGATTTGTTACAACCGAAGGTCAAAGACCTCAGGAGTTCTGGGCACCAGCCATTGATGCCGGCGGCCGCTTTTTCCGAAATGAAATGAGAAAGATGGGGTTGTGATGATATGGCGATACAAACAGCTATGTTCGAATTACAAAAAGGAATATTTACTCGCCTGTCTACCGACCCGATTATTTCGGAAAGAGTGACAGGCGTTTTTGATGCCGTTGGCGAAAATCAGGCATTCCCTTATATCACAATAGGGGAGCCCAGTATGCTGCCTTTTAACACCAAGAGCAAATTCGGAGAAGAGTTATCTATCGTCATTCACGTTTGGAGCCTGTATGAAGGCAAGAAAGAAGCTATAGACATAATCAACCTGTGTTTGTCTTCCCTCTCGTCAGGCGTCAATCTGGACGGTTTTACGGTAAGAAAAATCGATGTGGATAACATTCGGGTGTTTGATGATACTGATCCGAGGATTCGGCATGGTGTTCTCAGAATGAAGTACACAATACAAAACAATTAAGGAGTGGAATGCATGCAAAATGGTAAGGATACAATCCTCCTGGTTCAATCCACAGATGCCGCGTTGGCTGCAGCTGGTTTGCTGATTGGAAACCTGACAGAAAATACTTACTCAATCGAAAATGAAATCCTTGATGAGTCCACAAAGTTTGGACGTATCGTAGGGTATGGCCAAAACAGTGAGTCATTCGAATTTACAGCTTACGGAGAGACTGGCGATCCGGGTCAAAAAGCTGTATTGGATGCAATCAAGAAAAAGAAGCAGCTGAAAGTTTGGGAAGTGGACATTAACCTTAATGAAGCAGGCAAGCATGATGCAGTATTTGCCTATACAATCGTTGAATCTGTGGAACGATCTGCCCCACAAGATGGGTTTGTGGAAGTATCTGCAACAGTCCAGGTTATTGGTGACTCACAGGAGGGCGAAATTGAAGCGTTGCCTCCTGAGCTAATTGAATTTGCAAGGTACGGTTTCGAAGCTCCAGGCGAAAAAACAGGAGAGTTCCCGGAACAAACTTCAACGGTAACACCATAATTCAAGGCGGGTTTATCCCGTCTTTTTTATTTTGAATTTTAGGAGGAAACAAACATGGCTCAATTAACAATCAACGGTACAGAGTATGAAGCAAAATTTAATTTCAAGTTCTCGAAGATGGCAGATGATAAGTACGGAACTACTGATGATAACGGGAAGAAAACAGGCGGATTCCACAATGTCTATATGGGGCTGCTGCAGGCGTCCAATGATTCGCTGGTGGAGTTCTGGGACTGCGGCCTGAATTATCTTAAGGGTAAGGATAAACCGACCTTAGAAGAAATTCAGGAAGCGATTGTGGAACGCATTGAAGAGGACGGGGATTCTGAGCCTATGCTTAAAGAAGCTTACAAAGCAATCGATGAATCTGGTTTTTTCAAACAACAGTCGAAGAAGTTCTGGAGAAACATCGAGCTGATGAAATCGACTGGCAAAACGGACGAAGAGAAGGACCGCAATCTAAAAGTCTACAACATGCTGATCGAGACCAAAAAAGAAATGACATCGTAATTGATTACGATCAGCTTGAAATTGATGCCGCGCATTATCTGGACGAGCACGATATCGATTTGATTTATTCATGGACGCCTCGCCAATTTAAAAATTTTGTCAAAGGCGCAAAGTTTAGAACTGTTGATGAATATGAGCATGCTGCTGTGTCTGCCATGTTTATTGCAAAGGCCAGTAACAGCCGGAAACGTCTGAAGCTGAAAGACATATACGATGCGGATAAGATCCGTAAAAAGATTGAAAATCCTGAGGTTAAGAAAAACGACGTTGTATCTTTTGAGCGCTACAAAAAGGCCAAAGAAGCAATGAGAAATTATTCACCTGGAATGACGTAGGAAGGAGGTGGATGGTTTGGCTGAGAACTTTGAAGCGATAATTGGCGCTAATATTAAGGCCTTCCAGCGTGCGATGCGAGAAGTAGATCGTGAAATTCGTGAAACTGCTATGGGGGCCGAAGCAGAAATTAGCGCTGATATTGCGGAATTCATGTCCGAAATGGAAGTCGTAGACAGCATGCTTTCGGAACTGGCCGAAGAACACAATATCGATATAACCTCTGATGTGGCGGAAGTCATTTCAGAAATCGAATCTGTGGATGAGGCACTAAGCACGCTGCCGGAAAACGTTGATATAAATATAGATTCTGAGATTGCCGAAGTCATTGAAGAAATTGAAGCTGTCGATCAAGCTATTTCCTCCCTTCCAAGTGAAGTTGAAATAGATGTTGAAACAAGTGTTGCTGAGGCGATTGCAGAGGTAGAAGCTGTCGATGCTGCAGTAAGTTCTCTCCCGGATGAGGCGAACATTGATGTTGATGCAGAAGTTGCTGGAGCAATAGCAGGACTGGCTGCAGTAGACGCAGCGGCGGCCGCATTGCCCAATGAAGTGGAGATTGATGTAGATGTAAACACCCACCCATTTTTAAATGCCATGGCCCTGATAAACACTCATACCCAAAATACATTCAGGGATTTCGAGCGCCGGTATAATAATGTTCAAGCGGCAATGGACAGATTCGCACAAAGTATCCGCACCTTTGGTGAGATCATTCGATATTCCGGGTCCGGCTTACTCCTCATGATTTCCCCTGCGATAGTGCCGATCATTGCTCACTTGATTGGTTTGCTTGGTAATTTAGGGGTTATGATTGGGACAATCGCAGGGTCCACTTTCGCTTTACTATCCGCTTTTACGGCTGCAGCTATTGGCGCTGTCGGTTTTATAGCAGTAGCCTTGCCGTCTATTAAAGCTGTTCATGGCGAAGTAAAGGACATGACCAAATCACAAAAGAAGGCCTATGAATCACTTAAAGTAGTCAAAAGTGTGTGGAAGGAAATTCAAGCATCTGTTTCTGATAAGGCAGCTTCTGCATACGGAAGTGCCCTCAAAGCAGTATCCACCATTTTAAAATCACTGAAGCCAATGTTTGTAAGTGTTGCTGATGCATTTAACAGATTGATGGAATCATTGAATAAATCAGTGGGTAGTCCTCCAGTCAAAAAGTTCTTTGATTATCTAAACAAGGAAGCAGGGCCGCTAACTGAAACAGTATTAAAATCCTTAGGCAATCTGCTTCAAGGATTTTTTAATATGATGACCTCCTTTGGACCGTTAACCAAATCAACTGCTCAAGGTTTTCTTGAAATGACTGAACGTTTTGCAGCATGGGCAGATGGTCTCGGTAAAAGTAAGACATTTCAGGAATTTGTATCATATGTCGAAACAAACATGCCGAAGATCCGCGCGATATTCCGTGATGCCATTGCAGGAATCATATATATGTTTGCGGCTTTTGGTCCTTCAGCATCCGAATGGATGGACAGAATCAAGGAAATGATGGCCGGATTTAAAGAATGGGCAAAAGCCTTGGGGCAGAACGAAGAGTTTAAAGGTTTTATAAGCTACATCAAAGAGAACGGGCCGAAGGTTGCTGAGCTTATCGGAAATATTGTTACTTTCATCAAGGAATTAGGGATTGCATTGGCTCCAACAGGCACTCAGATGCTCGATGCAATTAACGGATTTTTGGAATGGTCTGCAGCTATGATGGCCGCACATCCTTGGGTTGGTAAGATAATTGCAGCAGTCATCGTACTTACAGGGGCATTTATCTTCATACTCCCATTGATCATTGCAGTGGGTGCCTTTTTAGGACCTGGACTCATAGCTCAAATGGTAAAGTCCGTTGCGAAGATGACCTGGACAGCCGCGACCTTTGTAGCAAAATGGTTGTGGATGGGAGCTCAGGCTCTGTTCCATGGTGCAAAGATTGCAGCCGCTTGGCTTCTAACCGTAGGAAAAAACATGGTCGTTGCAGTAGCCAAGATGATTGCCTCCGCAGCTGTATTTGTCGCTAAGTGGCTATGGATGGGGGCACAAGCATTATTCCATGCAGCTAAAGTTGCAGCAGCGTGGACTCTGGCCACTGGAGTTGCTATGGCAAAAGCAGTCGCTAAAATGGTAGCCACGGCGGCGATATTCGTAGCGAAATGGCTATGGGTTGGCGTTCAGGCACTGTTTCATGCTGCAAAGGTAGCAGCTGCTTGGTTTATCGCTCTTGGACCAGTCGGATGGGTTATCGCTACAGTAATTGCATTGGTCATCCTGATCATTGCCAACTGGGATAAAATTAGCGCCTGGACAAAAAAGGCCTGGGACATTGTTTGGACTTGGATCAAGGACACATGGCAAAAAATCAAGTCGAAAACAACTGAAGTTGCATCAAATATTTGGAGCACGGTAAAGCAAAAGTTTTCAGATATAGTTTCGGCAGTAAAAGAAAAAATGAATCAAGTGTGGAACGGAATTAAAGAAATCTGGAATCAAGTGATGAACTTTTTCCGCAGCATTGATTTGTTTGAGATAGGAGCAAACATCATTGAAGGCTTGGTCAATGGTGTTAAAAGCATGGCAAGCAGTTTGGTAAATGGTGTGAAAGGTGTTGTAAACGGTGCGATCGAGGGAGCCAAGGCACTTCTCGGAATCAATTCTCCGTCAAGACTATTCAAATCGTTCGGGGTGTATACCGGAGAAGGTTATATCATCGGTGTAAATAAAATGGGCAATAAGGTTGCAAACGCAGCATCAAACATGGCTGCAGCAGCATCCAATGCTTTCACTCCACAAATTGCGAACATGCAAGCTACAGCATCCTTAAGTGCGGTTGTAAAACCAAGTGACATTAAGGCATTAAAACATTCATTCTCTGCAGATGTTGCTGACATGGAGACTCCGGATCCAACAATCAATGTTTATAACGAATGGGATGGCGAAAAAGTTGTCTCCTACGTTGAAAGAGGAAATGCGAAACGAACAAGAATAACTGATGGATTTTACGGGAAGTAGGTGAACCGATGGACGTACTCATAGAAAAATTAGATGGGGAACGAAAGAAGTTTTCGGAAATCGGGCTTATTCCCCGTGATTTCCTTGTTTCTACCGTTTCAGTTCGTTCATACAGCTCTGAAATTCAAGGTAGGCCAGGCAGGATAGACAAAGGGGCGGATTATGGATCAAGGACTATAACGGTCCCCTTTTTATTTAATGCAGTGGATCACTTCGATTACCCGTTCTTACGTGATGAAATTTACGCCTGGCTGGGCGGAATAGAGCCCTTTTGGGTATACGAGGGTCGTAGTTCCAGAGGATACGAATTCGAAGCTCCTGGGCAAACTGAGGCTTCCAAAGCCTATGATTTTAATTCAGACATTATATACGGTAAAAGGTATCTGGTGCGCAGAACGAACAACTTAGCTCCGAACCAGCAGGATCTGTGGGGTCTGGATTCAATTTCTTTTGAAACTGTGGAATTGCCATTTGGAGAAACGGCTGCTACGACGCTTACCCCTTTTATGATTGGTAATGGCACAGATGAAGTAGAAAACAGCATTTGGACCGTCGGACAAGCTCAGATATTTGATGTGGAGCCGAAATACACCTTTATAAACCCCACAACTATAGGGGTCTATAACGGGGGCACAGAAACTGTAGATCCTGAAGAGGGAATGTACTTGGCAATCACTTACACAGGGGCAAGTGTCAAACTGAAAATAAGGAACGTTTTTAACGGTTCTGAGTGGAGCTTTAATGGAAATACAGTTGCAGGGGACGAGATCAAGATTGAAGGAGTTCACTCAACGCTAAACGGTTTATCAATCGTACGGAATACTAACTTGAAATTAATCAAGTTAAGTCCAGGGCAAAACGTTATCTATGTAACTGGTGCCACGAACGGAACGCTTTCATTCGATTTCCGATGGTACTTCAGATAAAGGAGGCGCAGCATGTTAGCAATAAAAGATCTGCAAGGTGAAGTTTACCTGCTTACTGGCGCCTCTAATATCGTCCGTAAGAGAAGGGTAAACGGAGAAAAAGAATTGTCTTTAAAACTTGAAAAGACAAAGCAGAACGCTCATTTCTTCGATGATATTGAAAAGCTTTGGAGAATTATTGATTTTGTCGGGGAAGAATATCCTGTTCTAATTTACCGGGATATTGCTGAAGGTAATGGCTATACAAGAGAAATCAGCTGCCTGCACAGTTTCTATGATGATATGAGAAACCATGTGATTTACGAGAAATTCACAGGTTCGAGAACGTTTGTGGATATGATGAATTTCATCTTCACAGGATCAGGCTACACGTTTAATATCATCGATTCGTTTTTCGCTGAGAAGTTTGAAGACTTCGGTGATGATTACGGACTGGAATTGTTTAAAACGGCACTCGAGCGCTACGGATCAGAGTTCAGTGTTAAGGGAAAGGTTGTAACCTTGCGGGAGACAATTGGCAGCACTACTGATTTTCAGTATCGCCACAAGTTCAATCTGGAATCAATTGAGCGAACAGTGGATGCCTTGGACTTTTCCACTTACGGAGAAGGCTATGGGAAGGATGGTCTCAAGGTTACTTACCGGTCCCCTTTGGCCGATATTTACGGAGATCGTCCAATAAAAGCCATAAGGGATGAACGGTTCACAAACAGCACTAATCTACTGAACAAAGTCAAGGAGGCTGTAGATAGCAGTCTTAAAATCGCTTTGACAGTTAAACTTTCTGATTTGCGGGCCAGCGGCTATAACAAAAATCATCCTGATGAAGGTGATGTCATAATCCTTGTAGATGATCGTTTAGATTTAATGATTGATACAAGGATTGTTGAAATAGTGGAATTGCTGGACAAGAATGGAACAGTGCTTGATTGTGATGTTACGCTATCCAATTTCAGCAATATCTTTGAGCAACAGAGGCGCATCCATAACGCTACAAAGACGATAGCGGATGCAATTGACGGTAAGCGACCTTTACCCTTCGAAGCTTTGGCAATCGCCGTACAGCAGGCCACAATCGCACTCCAGAACGCACAAACTGAATTGGTGTTTCCTGATAATGGAGGAATACTAGCAATAGACAAAACCGACCCTAATAAGTTGGTTCTTTTTAATTCAGCCGGATTAGGAATATCTGAAGACGGCGGGCAAACATTTAAAACTGCTATGACGGGCGGAGGCTTTAATGCTGACGTAGTAAACACGGGGACTCTAAATACAGCTTTTGTGAGGATTGAAGGGGCGTCAGGGAAGATCTTCATGACAGGTGACCAGTTCAAATCTGTCGACGCAAATAACGCAAACAAATTCGTTGAGATAGTTCCAGGCAAGATAACGGCCAGTGGGGGAAGTATGAACATCATACGGCCGGACGGAGCTGTATTCATGCAGAATGGAATGGCAAACTTAAATTACAATGTCCAGCCGATGCTGCCTTCCCGCATGGAGCCAGGAATATCACGTAATGGCTATTACTACATGGCACAAGGGACTGGAGATACTTACAACGTAGAGCAGACTGTTGAGGCTTTTTCTATGAGGCATGACGGCAGCGTACTTGTTGTAGAGGTGAATCACAAATTAGCTGTTGGGGCCTCAGGCGCAGGCGGCTTCTATCTAAGGGGTATCGACGATTTTAGCCGTCAGTATATAGATCATGGCTATTCTTTCTATAATGAGACAGAGGCTGATGGCTATAAACTTGTAAGAATTAATTTAGGAAAGCCGACATACCAGAGGTTGACGTTTTATCTCCGTTTGAAAAGCGGAAGTTACGGCAGTGATGCTTATTTATACATTTTGAGGATGTACCAGGAGGATTGATCAAATGAATTACGCAATGCTCTTATTCTGCGATGTAGATGACGAAGGAAATATCTTACCCAGCGCAGTATTCGGAAAAAACGCTCTTCCTACTCAGCAATATGATTACTTTTTTTATCTGGAAGAAGGACATGAAGATACAGATGTCCTTGTATTTTCTGAGAAATACAAAGTTGTTTTAGATGGGTACAAAGCAAGCCTGGTTTTGAAATAGCATTAAGGAAGCTGGAGGTGAAGAAATGGCAGCCGAAATCAAACAATTAGATCTTCATCCGGATCAGGTGTCTTTGCGTAATTTACGAAACAACAATAATGCGAATTACGAAAAAATCAATGAAAACTTTGGCTTGATTGATTTTAAAATCAATTATCCGGAAATTAACAACAATTCAATGGTCCCTTCATACGGAACTGATGGAAAGCTGACAAAGATTGAAGAAATATCGGGTTCAGAAGTTCTCTCAAGTTCTGTACTGGCTTATAATCCGAATGGTTCATTGAATACCATTACAAAAACAATCAACGGAAGAACAGTCATAACAACCATTAATTACGATGCCAACGGTAAATTTCTTGGTACCACAAACCAAGTTGGATAAAAGAGTGTAGGAGGTTGTAAGAAGTGGCTGATGAAATTTTTAAAGAAGGAACAATCGTTGCCTCTGTTTCCGCGACAGGGGTTTCGAGTAAGACGACTATTCAGTACACAACCCAAGACAACGGATCTGCTAAGTTAATTTTCCACCTTAAGAAAGGTAATTCACCTGTGAATTTGCTTAATGCGACAGTGAAGCTTTTCTTAAGGATGGGTGACGGAAGCACCTACGAAAAGCCTGCTGTGGTTAAAGATGCAGCCGCAGGCGTTGTGGAATATGTATTAAACGAGGAAGTCGTTCATGCGGGTTTTGCAAAAGGAGAATTAAATGTTTATTATCCAAACGGGCAAGCCTTGACGGTGTGCCTGTTTTCTTTTGCGGTTCAAACAGCTCTTAAGGACAGCGATATCGTCCCGACAGCCGAATACTACATCAAAGATTTTAACAGTCTTAAAGAAACATTAGGGGATCAAATTGAATCGTTGGCCAATGAAGTAGTTGTTGATCAGCTGGAAGGAATAAATTCTTATTCACTTACCCCCACATTCACCAATGGGAAGTTGACTAAGGTCGAAGAAAAAGATGGCACTCAGGTTGTCAGCAGCTCCACTTTAGTTTACAAACCAGACGGAAACCTTCAGACCCTCTCAAAAACTGTGAATGGAAAAACGGTCGTGACCACAATCGTTTATGATGCAAACGGCAAATTTGCCGGCACTACAAAGGAGGTAAAATAATGAGTGATTTTACAGCTGCACACATTGTTAATGATAAATTGAAAGTTGAAGTATCTGGGAGTAGTCTTAAAGAAAGTTCAAAGACTCAAGCTGATGCAGTTGCCGGAACTTTAACGTTCGGTGCTGTCATCAATCAAGTTGAAATCTTTAATGCTGATCCAACAAACATCGGAACCTTTAATGTGAATGGATTTAATATCAAAGTCCCTCCTGCCACTCCTTGGGAAGGTAAAGTTGAAGGAACTCCAAGAAATACGGTTACGGTGACAGGCTCAACGTCTTATATCGTTAACCGAGTAGGGTAGGTGATTTGATGGGATATGGAAAAAAGAATAATAATCCGATTATTGTTGATATAAGTCCTGAAGTTAGTTTGCAGTTATCAGATGTTGTAAAAAGAACAGATGATTTAGTCCCTCAAGATAAATTAAAAAAAGGCGCAAGTCTTTATTTAGACGGTGCTGTCACATTAGATCAGCACAAAGCGAATATTCAACAAGCAATTAACGGCGGGGTTAACTTTTTGATGGTTGCCATTCAGTACCGTCAAAACGTAACAGAAAATGTTATGACAAAAATGAGCACAATTACAACACTGGAATTAGTCCTGGATTATTGTAAATCAATCGGGATAGAAACCGTTGTAAGACTTAATCTCACAGGTATTGATATTGGTGGTACGAAAATACAGCCGTCTAATATCACAACTTGGTTCGCTAACTGGAAACAAGTTTGCATAGACACTGCTTACGTTTGTAAATATTACGGAGTTGAATATTTAGGAATCGCTAATGAGTTAATGTATATCACAAATAATTATTACACACAGTGGCAAGATTTAATTGCAGGTGTGCAAGCAGTTGGAGTAAAAACATTCTTTTCTTTAAACCATTATGAGTATAAAGATTGTGTGATTTACGATTTGGTGGATGCGATCGGGGTTAATTTTTGGCCTAGCATTACAAAGAAAGGTAAGACAGAAACAGATAAAAACCTCCGCAAAGCATTTTTTAATGATTTAGAAGGGGTTAACCATATCAAAGAGCTTAATGAATTGAACACCAAGTACAATAAGCCTGTATGGTTGACTGAAATCGGATGCCTCCCTGATTCCAATGGTCTCATAGCTACATGGGACTGGACACCAGAGGGAGTTTATGATGAAGAAACGCAAGCATTATATTTCAAGTATATATTTGAGGTTGTTGCTAAGACAGGCGCTCTTTCAGCGTTAATTCTTTTTCATATCAACAAGGGTTATACGTGGAATTACCTTGATAAACAAGCAGAACAAGTCGTAATCGAACATTGGAGGGAAGTATAATGGCTATGAATTTACCATCTGATGTTAAAGTTGGTGGACTTGATGTTTATCATGAGGGAAACTTAGACAAATCGCAATTCGTTAATCAGAAAGAACACCTAATCATAACACCAAAAACAAACGCCACAGACATCCATTATAAAATTTGTACGATTGATCTATCTGATAAGGATAGATACACTCTTGCCGCATTTACAATTTATGATTTAACCTATCCCGACACAAAGGTAGTTTTTGCGGACATTATGGTTAAAGCGTTCATTCAAGGTGAGGTAGCTACTGGCAATAAAGCTGCCTATCTCTTATGTACAAATTCAAATGGTTTCGCATATTCGAATATAATTGGTGTTATTTCTAAAAACGATAGCACTGGATTAACGCTAGATGTATATTTATCACATCCGAGCAGTAATAGGAAATACGTTTACATCCCAAGAACAAACACATCAAATCGTGCAGGATTCACAGGAGTAACGTTCCACTCTGATAAGCCATGCGTTGCGAGTCTTGGTGCTGGTATACAAATCGTTTGTTCCGGATTAGAAGGAGTAGTTCCTCGTATTTATAATGTCGCAGTTAACTTTGGAGACATTCTCCCTAACACAATGGCTATTCAAACTGTCACATGCACGGGTGTTAAGTATGGAGATATCATCACTGTTTCCCCTTCTGATGCACCTTCGATAAGTACCCAACTACTATGGGGAGCATGTTCAAAAGGGACAAATCAGGTGGAATTGCGGGTTTATAATGTAAGCAATACTACTAAAACGGTAAACAGCACATTTAAAATCAGCGCTACAACTTAAACTCTCTGAATTCTAGAGTGGCACTTTAAATGGACATAAAAAGGCCCCAGCATATCATTTGCCGGGGTTTTTTAATTCAAGTAAATCACCTGGATCACATTCTAATTCTACGCAAATGGCAACAAGGTTTTCTAAAGGCACTTGTTTAACCGTGTTGTTGCAAAGTGCACTTATTGTAGGATGCCTAATTCCTGTACGTCTTGCAAATTCTCTGTGTGATATGCCTTTTTCTTCAAGCTTCTTACCTAAATTGATGTAGATATACATGACTTTCCTCCTGTCTTATTGTTACATTAAGAGTAACATATTGACACGTTTATTGTAACAGTCTATGCTTAAAATGACAAAACGTTACAAATAACGTAACAATAAGGGGAGATATCATGTTATTATCAGAAATTTGGTCGATGTACGAATACGAATAGAAAATCGAGGGATTCTCAATCCACACACTGAAAGGGTACAAGATTCAAGCGAACATGTTGATTCGACATTTCGGAGACATTAGCATCAATGAAGTAACATTTGTCGCCTTGAAAGGCTATCTCGCAAAGGATATGGACAGGCTGAAAGCTTCAACAATCGGTCACCGGGTCCGATTTTTAAGATCGTTATTCCGCTGGGCACATGAGGAAGGCATCACTAATATGAACATGGCAGCTAAGCTTAAGGAGCCCAAACAGGGAAAAAGGGTGCCAAAGTTTATTGCTGAAGAAGATATGGAGATGCTGCGCGAATCATGTAAAGGTCCAATGGAGAAGGCACTTATCTCACTTCTGTATGCCACCGGATGCCGGATAGGTGAAGTGCATGGCATGAATCGGAACCACATTAACTGGGAGAGCAAATCCATCATCGTGCTTGGTAAAGGAAACAAAGAGCGCGAAGTGTATTTTGACATAAAGACGTACCTATGGCTTAAAGAATACTTAAAAAAGCGTACCGACAATGACCCTGCACTATTCATCTTAGAGAGAAAGCCATTTACCCGGTCTTCCGTTCCACAGTTACGGTACGTTGTTAAGCGTATTGCAAAACGGTCAGAAGTGAACGTCAATATTTACCCGCACCGTTTCCGACATTCTATGGCCACACACTTGCTTGATCGTGGGGCACCTATGGAAATTGTAAGTTCATTGCTCGGTCATCAGAAAATCGAGACAACTCGCATATATGCTCAGCTTAGTGGCGAGCGCCGACGAGAATTGTATAGGAAGTATTTTTAGGACCCGAAAAGGTCCTTTTTCTTTTGGAGAATACGCCAAGGAGGTGATCCATTAAGACATGAAACAAAAGGGGGCGAAAGAAATTGGAGGAGAATGCCGTGGATATCTGGAAGCAAGCTGTTCAGAAAGACATAGATGACTTAAAGAATGATGTGCGTGATCTGCAAAACGTGACAAGGGACCATGACCGGGATATTAGAGAGGTCAAAAAAACGCTTGAGGACATTAAAGACGATACCAAATGGCTGCGCAGGACCATCACTAATGCTATCATCATGACGGTCTTATCCGCGGTTATTGGGGGAACTGCAACCATTTTATTCAATGTATTTAAAGGATAAAGGAGAGGCTCAAAATGAATAAGTTCGATGAAGGTACGGTCTTGCGGACGGTGCTTCTTTTCGTTGCGTTAATCAATCAGTCGTTAATCATGCTTGGGTATTCTATCTTACCCATCGACGAAGGGCAAATTACGAGCTTGGTAGAAGGACTTTATCTTGTGGGATCACTCGTATTTACGATCGTTACCTCCCTGGTGGCATGGTTTAAAAACAACTATGTGACCGACAAAGGAAAAGCTCAGAAGAAAGTAATCGAACAAAACAATTTAAATTAAGCTGCCTCCGGGCGGCTATTTTATTTGGAGGGATAAATATGTCCATCTCGAAAAAATATTCAATCGAACAGAGGTATATTAAAAAAGGGAAATCTCGTTCAGGCCTAAAACTGGTCAAAGGCAAACCGACCTTTATAGTCTCACACGAAACGGCAAACAATTCAGCAGATGCAGATGCTCACTTCAATTATTTCAATAACCATCAGCCAAGTGCATCAGCTCATACTTTCATCGATGACAAAAAAATCTTGGAGATTGTTCCTCTTGACGAAAAGGCATGGCATAACTGGTACTCAAACCCAGAAGACAATCAATTGTTTGGAGAAGATGCTAACGACACTGCAGCAGGTGTGGAATTATGCAGGACTGGTGACTTCAAAAAGGCTTATGACAGGTATGTATGGTACCATGCTTATCTTTGCCGGAAATTCCACTTAAATCCGAATAAAGAAATTGTAGCGCACAGCGTACTCGATCCGCGCCGGCGATCTGATCCACAAAGCTGGCTAAATCCTAATGGTGTAACATGGGCGCAGTTTATCAACGATGTAAAAGCTTATTACGATGCGTGGACTGGTGATGCTCCTGTAAAAGTTGAGGCGCCAAAAACAGAGACGAAATCAGAAGTTATTGTCAATAAGCCTGTTGCTGGCAGTAAAACTGTCCGCACCGTACAATCCACATTAAACAGCAGATACGGCTTAAACATCGCAGTAGATGGACTGCCGGGCCCTGAAACAGGCAAAGCACTATTAAAAGCTTTCCAATCGGACCTTAACAAGCAATTTGGGGCTCGTTTAATAGTAGATGGGGTATGGGGTCCGAAAACCCTAAACGCTGCTGTGACAGTACGTAAGGGGGCGAAAGGAAACATTACATGGATTGTTCAAGCCGCCTTATACTGCTTAAAATATGAGCCTAATGGTTTAGATGGCATTTTCGGTGCAGGCACAGCAAATGCAGTGTTGGCTTTTCAGAAAGATTACGGGCTGTCTCAAGATGCAATTGTTGGTCCAAACACATTCGCCAAGATGTTTAATTTACTGTAAACAAAAAGCCCTTCTCTTAATTGAGAGGGGCCTTTTTTTCGTTTAGCTGCCTGTTCCCGGATCCTTTTGAATAACTGCACCGCCTGGTTTCACTTTACCCATTGAAATCATCCTCCCGGTTTAATTGCTGGTCCCATTGTTTCACTTCCTCTGTGATGTCTATTCCATCATATAATGCTTTGTAGAAAATTACCCTATAAATTAATTCGCGTCTTACTTTTCGTAACCATTCATAAGCAATCCGGGCAGCTTCTTTGTTCGGGTCCTCCCTATAGTTCTTCAGGTTAACTCGAAATTCACCCTGTTGGAGAGTCTTCACATCGTTCACATAATAGTGCAAAGCAATTACAATTTGCATGATTAAAAAATCATATCCCAAATCCAGACAAATACAAACAATCCAGCGATTGCAATTAGCGCGAATACTGGTAGCAGGAACCAAAGGGCGATTCCCTTAATCAAAAAATTTCCGGTCTTAGCTAACTTCTCCTGTTCGGTTTGCTTATTGAGTTCCTCTTTCAGCAAGTTCATTTCCCCTTTAGAAAACATTATTTACATAAATATTACCAAAGAAAATGGCATAGAAGTAAACATTTTAAAAAGTTCCATTGACCATGCATCAATTGAAAGTATGCCGCATATCGTTAGTAACGTAAACGCGTTATTAACGAAATCCGAAAAGTATGACCGCCAAAGGGCGGTTATTTTTTATGACCGATATTACCGGTGTACAGACATCATTTAGTCATACCGTTCATACCATTAATTAAAGCCCAGAGGGGAGGATAGAAATTGAGTGAAAACAAAGTGATCAAGTCGGTTTCATTTAACAAGCAGAACGAGGATGACAAAAAAATGCTCAAGTACTTTGGCAGGCGTAATTTTAGCGGGTATGTAAAGAAGTTGATTATGGAAGACATGAAACGAAAAGAAGCGGAAAAGAAAACCAAAGAACCGGCTGTTGGGAATAAGCCAGACCCGGCAAATGAAAAGAAAGCAGCATCAGCCTCAGAGGAACTGCAGCGGATGAAACAGCAGAAGCGAGAGCAGCAAGCGCCGCCCGCGCCAAATGTATTCATTAAGAAGCAATAAGTCCGATTATATAACCTACGATAACAGCAATGATCGCATGCATAAATGTAACCTCCTTAGATTACTTTTTAGTAGTATCTCCTGCACCTGAGAAATTATACGACGAGAGGGGAAACACCATGGCAAAGACAGAAACGATTAAATTCAATGATTTTATGGCCGGCACCCACAACCTGAAGAAAAAGAATTTGAAAAAAATAGCTGCAGGATCCGCAGGACTTTTCATGCTTGTTGTGCCAAAAGCGGCATTTGCAGCATCTGTGGACTCAACGTTTGGGAACATTCACGGATCCATTATGAACATATTTGATGCAGGAGTGGTGCTGGTCATCATTTTTGCCGGGGCTGCTTGGGGTCTTGGCCACAGAGGGAAAGCCATTGAGATTTTAATTGGCGTATGCTGCGGCTATATCCTTGCCCGTCATGCTGTAGACATCCGAAACTTCCTAAAGGGGATATAAGCCATGAAGTTCAGATTAAGCAGTGAATATGGTGAATTGTCACTTGTGAGGGATGGGAAGCCGCACACCGGCATTGACCTTGCTATGACTGAAGGGACTACGCTGAGAAGCCTGACTAATGGTGTTGTTGAGAAGGTGTATGATGGCTCAGGAAAGATTGGTGAAGGGGTCAAAATCCGCTTAGATGATGGGACCTTCCACATATTCGGGCATATGGACGAAGTAACGGTTAAAAAGGGGCAGCTGCTACAAGCTGGGCAGGTTATTGGAGAAAGTGGAAATACAGGACACTCAACAGCTCCACACCTTCATTTTGCTGTCCAGCAAGCAGATGGGTCCTTTGTTAACCCAACGCCTTTGGCAACAGATATCAGCGCATTGAGCGGCACTCAGGTAGGATTCTTTAGAAGCTTGGCGGATAAATACAACAGTTTTGCTGATTGGACCGTTAATAAGGAATTAGAATGGCTTTTTAAGCCGATAGTAAATGGATTCGGAAAAGCCTTTATTCATCTTGGAGATTGGTTCGTCTTGAATTTGCCTGACATTATGGGGTATACGACAGTCGGTGCCGGCGTATTCATAATACTGTCATCAATGGTCGGAAAGTCTGACATGATGAAAACACTTGGATGGTACTTCGCTGCCATGATCTTGGCGATATGCATCTTGGGAGGGGTTTAGGTGGAGCTTAAAAGGATTGATTCAACATTGCCGGCCGTTTACCAGCCGCAGTACCCTGTTCTATACAATGGCGGACTGCCGGCTGAAATTGAATCACAAGGGAAAAAGAAAAAAGCGAAAATACAGATCCCGTGGATAAATAAGAAAATCCATACGTACAAATGGAGTGACTTTTTTGAAGTCGAAAAGAACAAAATGGTTGTATATAAAATCACACCTCATGCCAATATTTCTAATAACAATAAACGCCTGTGGAAAGCCATCCACAAAATGTATGAGATGTATGAAGGGGCAGGATCCCGGCTTGAAAGGGAAGGATTCAAATTTCATTTTAGGGAGAAAGATTATTTCTGGTTTGATGTCATTTTCAAACAGGAGGATGGCCAGAAAAAGATCGAGTTTTTTGTTTCGACTTCTGAGTACCAAGCGCTCAAACTTAAGCGGAAGCTTGAGAACAAGTTGAGTGCCACCTTTGAAGAGAGCTCTATTGACGAGCTGCAGGTGCCGCAGGACAATACGATTGTCCAAGAAATGAAGTATTTAAACCATGACATCTTTTCTTTAAACACAGCTTCAAATGATGTGAAAACTCCTATAGGCAGCATCATGAACACTGTGGATGAACTGGTCTATGACGGGGATATGGCAAGACTCAGTATCTGCAATGAGGTAGAGGGCAGACAGAAGTGGGTCAAAAATGGCCAGTGGGCATTTGAAAAGATGAAAAATGGCAGGACTCCACAAAGAGCTGCTGTGAGTGGAAAGAAGATTTCAGCTGCATCTAAAACATTGATCGGCGGAATTGTAAATGAGGTAAATGATTTACTTACTGATACGTTCCAAGCGTTTTCCAATGTAATGTTTAAGTCAGAAAAGAAATTCGATAAGAATAAAGTGATTGAAAAGTCGTTCAGTCTTGAGGATGAAATCAAAGCCCACAATCTGACTGGAGCAAGCCGCGATAAGATTAATCAGCCTGTGTTTAAATCACGCATTCGTGTAGTTGCCCATTCCCAAGACCGGCTGACTCGGGAGACCATAGCAGAAACTCTCAGCACCTCATTCGGAGAAATTGCAGAAAACAATGAACTGCACGGAATCAAGGTAAAAATAAATGGTAAGCGAATAAATATCATCAATGAGCTGAACACACTGCAGCTTTCCAAGAAGACCAAACTAGATGCAAACGTCAATCTGATCTCAACGGAAGAAATGAATAAGCTCGCCTTACAAATGCCGAATGCAGAACTTCAGAGAAGATATGATGACGTGCTAAAAACAAAGAAACGAATTGAAGTGGAAGTGCCGGCAGCTCTCCAGAAACCAAACGGTCTGTACCTTGGCAATGCAGAAATAAAAGACAGCAGCATACCGGTATATTTTCCTGTGAGTAATCCGGATGAGCTTTACAGAGGGTATGTGTTCATCGGTGGCCAAGGCGCCGGAAAAGATACGGCAATCAAGAACTGGGTTGTAGATGCCTGCTTGCAGCACGGAATATCCGCTGTCATTCCAGAAGCCATTGTGGAAGAAGGGGAGCGCGGCATGGCTGACGGTATACGTGATGCATTGCCTCCGGAAAAGATAATTGATATTGATTTGTCTAACGAAGATTTCATTGTGCCGATGGATCTGACAGAAGTTATTAGCCAGCTAGGGAGAAAAGGTGCTTCGCGCTTTGCGGATGAGGTGATTGATTTCTTCGGGGATATGCAGAGTATGGCAAGGTCAAAGAAGTATTTACGCACCGCGGCAAAGGCAAGTGGTGGTTCGCTTTATAACATCAAGAGGATTATTGAAGACGAGACATTCCGATTGAGTACAATTAAGCAGCTGCAGGCAGAAGGAAACATCAGGCTTGCTGGAGATCTTATTTCATGGGGAAGCAATGAAGATCTGGGTAGTAAAGTGGATGCCGTTCTTAACCGATTAGATGAATTTTTCGGAAATGATACGCTCCATGACATCTTTGCTCAGGGACCGCTTAAAGAGGTGGATTTTGCTAAGTGGATGAGTGAGGGGAAAGTCATTATCATCCGCATACCGAACCGGAAGCTTGGAGCACTGGCCACAAAGACGCTGGTGCACTGGATTACACTCAAGACATTCATGACAAGACTCCTGATGACAAAAGAGCAGCAGAAGAACGGATGCTTTATGGTGTTCAATGAACCCGAACAATATGCCACTGAGGGGCTAACAAGTCTCATGGGGCGGATAGGAACAGAAGGAAGGAAAGAACGCTTTGGATCACTCTATGCATTCCACCATTGGAATAAGCTGCCGCAAAGTCTTCAGGACAATTTGCAGGGGGGCGGCGTGCAGCAGTTCCTATTTATGAATGACCATAAAAAAACATTTGAGCTGTCAGAGCATAGGCTTAAACCGACTTTAACTGTGGAGGATGCTACACTCTTACCAGCTCATCACGCAATAGTTTCTGTAAGAGCCGGCGGATCTATTCAGAATGCTTTTGTCTGCCACATGAAGGCGCCGGCTAAGCAGAAGTATGATAATTCATTCTTAACCTTAAGGCATGCGAGAATGTTTGGGCGCAGCTGGCACGAGTTACAGAACGCCCTATAATGTGTATATGGTAAACAGTTCAATCAGTATAACCGTAGACCATCTACACTAATGAGTGTGTATTCTCAAATCAAGGATGAACGCTTCAGATATGATATTATCACAAAAAAAACAGAGATATTTAGGGCACTTACTACGTTCTTTACGAATAAGGAACCAGCAAAATCAAATTAGAAGGCTGCTGATCCGCTGCCTTCTATATTTTTGGAAAGAGTTGAATTTTAAATTGGTCTTTCTGTTTCCAATCCTGTTTTCTTAGATAGGTTACTTTTTCTAAGATTGATTTTAGTAATTGATTTTTCTTTTCAATATCGTCTGTCTGGCGATATGCCTCCAACACACTTTTTAGTTTGGGAATAAATTCATGAATGTTTTTCTCCTGCATTCGCTCTCTGGAGATATCTCTTTGAAGATCCTGAATATTATCTTGCAGCACATTCATCCTTTCGGTAACATTCTGCTGTCTGGCCATGAAAGTATCAATGCTATAGACTCCTCTTTCAAGTAGGTCATGCATGTTATTTTTCTGCGCGGACAATTCATCAAGTTCTTTTTGCATCTTTTCTATCGCTTTTTCCTTTAAAGGAATAACCGACTTAGCATCTGACTTTTCAGGTCCATCTCCCTCTATAAAGAAATCCTCGATATACCTTTTTAAACTTTCAAGAATCCTTTCTTCCACTAATGGTAGGAGGGATCCTTTCTGAATTCCTTTACAACTGGATTGTGTACATCTAATAACTGGGTTGGGTCTGTCTTTTCGAGGCTGAAATAACATGGTGTATCCGCACACCTCGCACTTCAAAATTCCTGCAAGGGGATTGGAGAGTTTTTTTGTTTCAATTGTTGATGGGCGGAATCGTCCAGAGTGAGCACGGTTAGCAGCATCCCATAATTCCTGAGAGACAATTGCTTCATGTGCATTTTCTTTAATAATCCATGATTCTTTTGGCATTTTCGTCCGGATGTACTTGCCATGTTTTTTGGTATGCTTCATTTTTCCCCATATCATATGCCCAAGGTACACTTCATTTTTGATGATGGCGGTTATGGTAGAAGGGGACCAGGTATCCTTAAAAGATGGTTTGATGCCAAGCTTGTCCAGTTCATCGGCAATTGCGTTTCTGCCATGGCCGTTCTTCATCATTTCAAACATTTTCTTTACGACCCACGCCGTATCCGGATCAGGGT